TCGAAATTAGGTATCGTAAATAGTATCCATTTTCTTCTGCTGCTTTCGTATCACTCGCATACAAACTTAATTCGACATCCTCAATATAACCAATCCATCCCTCAGCGTTTGCATTCTTCTTAAACCATGAGGCACCGGCCTCATTCTCCGAAAAAATGTCAAGCAAAATTTTCCAGGTCTCACCGTTCTTGGTCAACATACAATTTGAGCTGGCCGGATCATACTCTTTCAAATAGCTTAGTTCCATATCGCTACTTTTGACGAGAGAATTGATACTGCTCAAAAAATCATCCGCCTTGAGTTCCCAAAGTTGCGTTTTTTCTGTGCCGGTTATTGCATATGTTTCATCCCAATCCGAGGTGCTTTCTTCTTGAGAACAACCCGCTGTTGAAAACAACAGAAATAATATGACAAGTGAAGTGCAGAGTCTCTTCATGTCTATGCCTCCTTATTTTTTTCTAAAATCTACAT